ATGGTGTGTTTATACCCCAAAACGAGTCGATAAGTCATGAATAGTCATGGTCAGGTCATAGTTGGTAGCGATACGGCTGAACTAGGCTCAGATAGGCTGGAATCGGTTTTTTTGCCGGTAACAGCTCCACGAATTCATTCACCGCTTAATGATTTGCCCACGCGAGGCTTTGAATTGATTGATTTTGCCGACCAGATCATTGATGGCGGCTTTATGCCATGGCAAAAGTGGCTGGCCGAACACAGCTTGAAAATTAAAAGTGATGGCCGCTATCACCATCCAATTTTGGTGGCCACAGTCGCACGCCAAAATGGCAAAAGCACCTACATGATGGCCAGAATCTTAATGGGGCTTTTCCATTGGGATGAATCGTTGCAAGTTTCCACAGCTCACCGACTAGTGACATCGCTTGAGCAATTCCGGGCCATTGTGCAGATCATCGAGGAAAATGCAGATTTGGCAAATCAGGTCAAGCGAATCCGTTGGCAACATGGGGCCGAGGAAATTCAGACAATTACAGGAAATAGATTTATTATCAAAGCTGGTGGATCAGCAGCTAGAGGTTTGAGCAAACCGGAATCAATCCACATGGATGAAATCCGAGAGCTGCACGACATGGAGACATTTGCTGCAATGCGATACACATTGATGGCTGCTAAAAACCCACAGGTCAATTGCTTTTCCACGGCCGGTGATTCTCACTCAATTGTGTTGAATCAATTGCGAGAGCGCGGATTAGCGGCAGCTAGTGGGGCAACCGATGATGTGGGCTATTTTGAATGGTCAGCTCCAACCGATGAGATTTCATTGGAAAACGCAGCTTTCGCAAATCCCGGCCTCAACATAACAATTCACCCAGACAATATTCGAGCCGTTTTCAATGATCCTCCTGATGTCGTACAAACCGAGGTTTTGAATCGTTGGGTGCAAACAATCTCCAGCGTTATTGGAGCAAAAGAATGGCAAGCCTGTGGAGATGAAACCATTGATCTCGATGAGGACAAGCTGACATGGATGGCAATTGATATTTCACCGGACAGAAAACATTGCGCATTGGTAGCTGCCCAAAAGCTCGGATCAGAAAGCTTTGTGATAAAGCTGCTGCACACTTGGGAAAACACAATTCAGCTAGATGATCGGGCAATTGCCAATGATGCAGCTAGTTATTGCCGAAAATATCCTATTGAGTATTTACTTTACAGCCGCCGCACATCGGGCGCAGTTGCGGCAAGAATGCAACCAGCCGGAATTCCAATTCACGACATGGACAGCGATTACCCGCAAGCTTGTGATGAATTATTGGGCGCAATCAATTCTGGGCGTTTGAAGCATCGCAATCAAGCTGAATTGACCGAGCAGATGCTTTCAGCTGTTCAATTGCGTAGAGGCGATGGTGGATGGGTTATTGGACGGAGAGCCTCACAAACGGCCGTTTGCGCCAGCGTGGCAGCTGCACTTTGCACCCACTTCGCGACACGCCCAGAAACGGATATTGACATTTTAGTGGGTTGATGCTTGACATTTTGAGAAAATGGGTGCATGGGATTATTTGACCGCAAACGCACCATTGAAACTGTTGCGCCATTGCGCGGTGCTGACATAGCTGCACAGATTGGCCCGGCTCCAACGCTTGATGCGTTTTATCCATTTGGCGGCGCGGATTATCTTGCAAGCCGCGAAGAAGCAATGAGTGTGCCAGCGATTGCTCGCGCACGAAACATGATTTGTAATTCAATCGCAACCATTCCAATGATTACACGCGACAAAGACACAGGACAAGTTATTGATCAACCTGTTGTGATTTCTGATCCAGATAAGCGCGTGCCCGGAGCTGCATCGTGGGTTTGGGCGTGCGAGGATTTACTTTTCACAGGTTTTAGTTATTTTCAAATTATGTCGCTTTTTGCTGATACCGGCAGAGTGCGGGAAATGTGGAGAGTAGCTCCCAATCGCGTTGGTGTGTTTCTGAATGACAAAGGCACTCAAATTGAGTATTACACAGTCGATGGAATGCAAGTACCAAATAGCGGCATTGGATCGCTGGTTGTGTTTTATGGCAATGATGAAGGTTTGTTAAATCGAGCTGGTCGCACAATTCGTGCCGGTGCAGAGCTTGAGCGAGCAGCTGCAATGTATGCACGCGAACCCGTGCCATCAATGGTTTTGAAATCAAATGGCACAGCATTGCCAGCAGATCGCATTGCAAAACTTTTGGATGCTTGGGGTACAGCGAGAAGAAACCGCGGAACGGCTTTTTTGAATGCGGATATTTCGATGGAAACAGTTGGCTTTACACCGGAGCAAATTGGCCTCAATGCTGCACGCGAAATCATTGCAACAGAATTAGCCAGAGCCGTTGGCATTCCGGCTTACTTTATTGATGCGCCGACTGGATCATCCATGACTTATGCAAACGCCAGCACGGCGCGTCAAACCTTGTTGGATTTTTCACTTTTGCCGCTTATGAATAGTTTGAGCAGCAGGCTCTCAATGCCAGATTTCACGCCATCAACACAGCGCGTGGAATTTGATTTGAAGGCATATCTACGCGGATCAGAAAAAGAGCGTGCAGAGATTTACAAGATTTTATTTGACATCGGAGCAATCACTACCGATGAAATTAGACAAATGGAGGACATGATCTCATGAAGCTAACAACACCTATGCAAATCACGGCAGCTGATACCGATGCACGCACAATCACCGGCCGAATCGTTGCATTTAACGAGCATGCAAACGCAAGCACAGGCAAAGTTGTTTTTGCCCGTGGATCAATTGCTGTCAATGATGTGTTTCTAAATTTAGAACATGACAACACACGCAGAATTGGCAAAAGCATTGCCATGAGTGTCAATGACAAAGAAATGACTGCCACATTCAAGATTGCAAACACAACAGCCGGAACTGATGCATTGGTTGAAGCGATGGATGGATTGCGCGATGGTTTTAGCATTGAACTAGCCGTTGATAATTATGAAATGCAAAAGGATGGCACTATGAAAGTTTTGAATGGACAGCTCACAGCTGTTGCATTGGTTACTGAACCGGCCGTGCGATCTGCACGAGTTTCAGAGGTAGCAGCATCAGAAGATTCTGAAACTCAAGAAGTATCAGAAATAACAAACCCAAATGAAGGAGACAAAGTGGATAACACTACCGAAAACACCGCTCCTGCCGTTGAACCGGTAGAGGCTCCAGCTGAGGCTGTGCAGGCATCATCACGACCTGCCTATTACACAGCACCACGATCACCGATTGTAAATAAGGTTTCATACCTTGAGCATTACCTAAAGGCAACAATTCTCCATGATGAGGATTCACGCCAATATGTAAAGGCAGCAGATAACACAACAGGAACAGCTCCGGGCATGGTTCCAACACCACAAAGCACACAGGTTGTTAATGCATTGGCTAACGCTGATCGCGGAATGATTGATGCGCTAAGCCGTGAAACTCTTGTTGGCGAAGGAATGACATTCGAAATTCCGCGTGTAACTGCTGTGCCTACTGTGGCCAATGTTGCAGAAAATGCAGCTGTTACAGAATCATCACTATCAGCAACATTCTTGAGCGTACCTGTTCAATCTTTCAAAGGTCGCGCAATTTCAACGGTCGAACTCATTGACCGCAGCCGGCCAGAGTACCTCACAGCTCTCCTTCAGAATCTTGAATTTGCTTACGCAAAAGTAACTGATGAATTTGCTGTTGGGACAATTGCTGGTGCAGGTCAGCAAACAGGTGTAAATGCAAACTCCTCAACAGGATTCCTTGCTTACACATCACAAGCTGCCGGTGCTGTTTATTCATCATCACTCGGATTTGCACGCAACATCGTTGTTTCTCCTGGACAATGGACAAACATCATGGGTTACAACGACAATGGCGCACCTCTTTACAATGCAGCGCAACCATCAAATCAAGCAGGATCAGTCCGAGGCGATAGCTTGCGCGGTGTAGTTTCACCGGGCCTTAACCTCTTTGTTTCTCGCTCAATTGGTAACGCTGGCGCAACAACATCAACCGGAGATTTCTCAATGGCTGTTATCAATCCAGATGCATGGACATGGTATGAGTCACCACGCTTTACATTGCGCACAGCAATTCAGAGCGATGGAACCATTGACATTCTTTACTACGGCTATGCAGCAATTGCTCCAAAGATTCCATTTGGCGCATGCTGGAACCAGACCTGAGCCGACTAACAAATCAC